GCAACTTCAGAGTCAACAACCCGCTCCCAAGCCCATTCGAGTTGTCTAGCAATAGATCGAGGCATGGCCCGCGCGAGACAGGTTCTTGACTCTCTCACTGATGTTTCCGTACGGGCGTCGCTTCAGGAGTCCGTCTTACAGACTATCAGACCGATACTCCAAGAGGCGGCTAAGATAAACCCGTACTCTGTGCCCGTCGACGCTGCGGATGTTCTTGAGGACCATGGGATCCTCACCGATCCGCATTCCATCCTTCCACACCCCCACGCCGCTGCCAAAGCCATTGAGAACAAACTGTTGGCGAACTTGGGGGAAATCTTGAGGCCGCATAAAACCGTCACCCACATGTACCTTAAGCGAAGCAAGCTCAATATCCTTCGCAGAAAGCCAACAAGGGACATCTTCCAGAACATGCACTGGGAGCCGCGCGACGACTCAAGATATGATGAGCCATCCACCGTTCCTCAGCATGTGAGGATTGAAACTGCGATAGCATGTATCTATGATACACTCCACTTCAAGTCGCAAAAATGGCTCATTGACCTGTTTGCTCAGAGCCCTACGCTCGATACCGTTTACGCAACAATGGTTCTACCAGTAGAGGCGGTATTCAAGCATAGGTCCCTAGAACCGAGCCTATATACACTGACTTACAATTATGGAGGCTACCAGTACCTACCTGGTGGCCATGCAGGCGGTTCTTACCACCACGAATTCGCTCACCTCTCGTGGTTGCAAACCGGTTACATTACTTACAAAGGTGACGGCCCCGATGATCTTTGCATTACAGCCCAATTACTTGAGTCCATCGGGGCAAATCACATGTTTGTCTTTAAGCGCGGGCGTATGCTCACCCCACGTGTGAGAACCTTTAAAGCAGATGAATATGTGAAATTCCCACAAATCTTCCACCCTGAGGAGCTTAATTCCACACAGCCGATGCGTAAAACGCTTGCAATGCAGCTTCTGATGTATGTGCGCTCGGTTAAGGATCCTTCAAAGCGGGACATCTATGCCAAACTACGCCAGCTGATCCCCACGAAAGAGTTGCAAATGTACTCACCCGTGGAACTCACGCACGTAGTTAATTTCTTTCGGTTTACCGCTAAGCTTCCCCCTTCCAACACGTACGACGCGATTTTGGGCATGAACATTCTATCGTCGACACTCCTGCCCATTAAGTCACGCATTGTCAAGGCCTGGGAGAAAATCACTGGCGCCTCTAAATTCCAACAATTAATGAAGGTGCTGCAGTGGGAAACGGTTCCCTTCGCGTTTGAGGTAGTGGACGTTAAAGTTAATTGCCCACTTAGTGATTGCCTCGCGCCTCTCGATGAGCGAACTCCTGACGAGGACGAGAGGGAAGGTGAATCTGCTGACGCTCCTCAGCAAGGGTCGCGCCCTGCAACAGCGCCGGCGAAGGCAAGCGCCGGCGATTTCCTGGAGACACCAAACCCATGGGCAGCGTGGCTCCCTGTGTTAAACGCACATGGGTTTGAAGGAAATCGTATTCAACGTGACCCACAAAATGAACTCATTGTGCCGGTCACCGACACTAGAACTTTGCCATTGCTCCCCACTGATTCCTTGCCAGTGGGACTCGCCAAAAGATTGAACGTGAACAGACGACTGCCAACTACTATTCACATTTTGAGCTCGAGAGCAGCGCCATACGCATCAGATATTAAAAATGGAAGGGTTGGTGCGTTTTACAGGACGCTGGCACAAGAATTCAAGGACGGTCTGTCCTTGAAAGCTGAGGCAGGCGACCGCACTATCGTCGGTGTGGTAGTGCACGGTGCAGGTGGCTCGGGCAAGAGCCGTTTCTTACAGGAGTGGTGCTCTGAACTTGACCAGGACGACAATACGGTGACGATTGTCCTCCCTACCAATGAGCTCCGAACTGACTGGACTAGGAAGGTGCCCTCTCTTGATCACAGAAGATTTAAAACTTTTGAGAAGGCATTAGCACAAAATGCGGGCCAGATTGTTATTTTTGACGATTATGGGAAGCTTCCTGCTGGTTATATAGAGACTTACCTGTATGCTCATTCCAATGTGCAAGCCATAATCCTTACAGGTGATCCACGCCAGACTGTGCACCACGAACCCAATTCACAAGCCGCCTCATCAACGACCTTACCTGGAATCGACTACTTCGCGCAATAGTCCAGGTTTTACATCAACGCCACTCACAGGAACCGCAAGGATGTGGCAAACGCGCTAGGGGTCTACTCCGAATTGGAGGCGCGAACACCCATTGAGGTCAAAGCCAATATCACCTCAGGGTCACCAGTACTTTGCCCAACAACTATTAAACAACAGGCCCTTCTGGAAATGGGCCACAGGGCAATGACGTACTCATCCTGCCAGGGGTTGACAGCAGGGCATGTGCAAATTTTGATTGACTCAAATACCCCACTCTGCTGCGAACGAACTCTCTACACCGCGCTCTCGAGGGCATCTGAGGCTATCACATTTATTAATTCCTCTGCAACTGAGCGCGACTTTACCAACAAGTTGGCCGTCACGCCATACCTTAGGACATTTATTCAGTTTGTGCGTGACGACCTTCTTGCCCCTGCAAAGGATAAGCCACAGGAGCCGGTGGTAACCGAAGCTGCCCCGGTTACCCACTTCCCTGTGGAAAACACCAAACTCACGCTAGAGGAGCTAGTTGAAGAGTTACCAGAGAAACACCAGCGTGAGTTGTTCAGCAATGACACGGGCCACTCCAACTGCGTCCAAACGGAAGACACTGTTGTCCAACTGTTTGCGCATCAACAAGCCAAAGATGAGACTCTGCTCTGGGAGACCATTCGAGTGCGATTATCAATCTCCACCCCAGAGCAGAATCTAAAGGAGTTGTCGCTCAAGAAAGACATTGGGGACTTGCTATTCTTCAACTACCGCGCTGCTATGCGGCTGCCAGCAGAACCAATCCCCTTTGACCAGGCCCTTTGGAATTCCTGCCGAGCTGAAGTGGAACACACTTTCCTTAGCAAACCAGTTGCTATGCTGATTAATTCCCAACTCCGGCAGAGCCCAGACTTCCCCCAAGAGAAAATAGCACTCTTCCTCAAGTCGCAGTGGGTGAAGAAAGTTGAGAAGCTGGGCTGTCTCAAGATTAAAGCGGGTCAAACTATCGCGGCCTTTATGCAGGAAACGGTTATGCTTTACGGCACTATGGCGCGATATATGAGACGAATGCGACAGGTGTACCAACCTCCAAACATCCTCATTAGCTGTGAACAGACGCCCGACGATTTGAACGAGTTCGTGACCCAACGCTGGCGGTTCAATCGGAATAGTCACGAGAACGATTTCACGGCTTTTGACCAGTCCCAGGATGGTGCTATGCTTCAGTTTGAGCTGCTGAAAGCTAAGCACCACTCCATACCCGAGGACATCATTGAGGGGTACACTCACCTCAAACTGAACGCGTCAACTTTCCTCGGCACCCTTGCAATCATGAGGTTAACTGGCGAGGGACCCACTTTTGACGCCAACACAGAATGCTCAATAGCGTACCATCACACACGATTTCACGTGCCCACAGATGTGAATCAGATGTACGCTGGCGACGACATGGTACAGGATGCGCCCGCCATCGAGAAAGCGTCGTTTGCCATGATCCGCAATAGGCTGAGCCTCACATCAAAAACGGTGCTCAGGAAACAAACTCCAGGGGATTTCGCGTCCTTTTGCGGATGGAGACTTACGCCACTTGGATTAATCAAAGACCCACTCAAATTACATGCTGGATTGCTCCTGGCGGCGAAAACTGCTCGCTACAAGGAAACGGCTGTGGCATACGCGCTGGACACCAGCTTTGCGTATCGCCATGGCGACGCTCTGCACCAGGTCCTTACACCCAAAGAGTCAGAGTATCACCAAGCAACCGTTAGGATGCTGACACTAAGTGGCCATGGACACATTATGGCCACTGGAGCGGTAACATAGAAGGGTTAAGTCTCCACTCGGTTATGAAGATGGAAATAGTGACCGAGTTACTTCAGAAAGCAGGTTTCCAACGCACCTCGCACCCAATTTCAACACCTCTAGTTGTGCATGCTGTTGCTGGCGCCGGTAAGACCACACTGTTGAAAGCATTACTTACTGCCGGTCTTAACGTTTGCTCGCCGGCTCTGCCCACTGGCAACACACTTCTAGGTGCGCGTGTGAACAAAGTTCCTACAGGGGAGGACTTTGCCATAGACGAGTATCTCAAGTTTGAGACGCTCCCCGCCTGCCAAGTGGTCCTCGCTGACCCTTGCCAATATCCATCCCCCGCCCTAACCGCTCACTACGTGAGCTACTTCACCCACCGGTTAGGGAAAGCTACTACCGCGTTGATACAACGTTACTTGCCCATTCCAATCCAGTCCAGCAAGGAAGACGTTGTTGAGATTCACGACTTGTTTGTGGGTGAGCCAGAAGGCCAGATAATTTCCATCCAGGAGGACATTCGCGATCTTGCAATTGCGCATGGACTCTCACCCCTTCGCGTTTGCGAGGCTCAGGGTAAAGAGTTCCCCATTGTTACTGTCCTCTCATCACAGCAGCTAACTGAGGTGCCGGCACATCAGCTCTACATTGCCCTATCTCGTCACTCCAAGAAGCTGATTTTGCTATGCCGCTGAGTCAACCTCCCAACCACCAGCTCACTCTACAACTGGGTATCATAGCTTTAGCTCTGATCGCAACGCTTTACGCGCTCACGCGCAACACAGACCAGTTTGTAGGTGACCGTGACCACTCCTTACCATTCGGTGGTTGGTACTCTGACCGAAACAAGCAAGTGTTTTACAACGGACCAGGGCGCCGACACGACTTTAAGCTCCCAGCTGCTATACTGGCCATCGCCATACCTCTTTATTTGACGTTGAGAGGAAGGCGCTGCCCTTGCACTTGTACGGTTTGCACTAGCAGGGGTTAAGTCTTCCTTTTCTTTGAAGAGATGACGACTACCCAAACTAATAATGGTAGTAGCTCTATTTTCTCAGCGCCGACTTTCGAGCAGCTGAAACTTGTCAAGTATGAGTCTGAGACGAGCTCAGTAGCCACTAAGCAGGAGCTCGAGCAAATTGCCCTTCTTTGGGTATCGATGGGAATAAGCAAGGACCGTGTTTCCAACACGGCATGGGACTTGGCCCGCCACTGCGCTGATGTACAAGCCGCTAAGTCGTCTGACTTGGTGGGCACTTCACCTGGCACGGCCATTCCACGGAGCATGTTAGCAGCCGCCGTACGCCAAACGACTACACTCAGGCGCTTCTGCTCTTACTTTGCCAAGGTGGTCTGGAATCAATTAATACTCACTAACACACCACCAGCCTCTTGGGCGGCCATGGGGTACCAGGACGACACAAAATTTGCGGCTTTCGATTTCTTCGATGCCGTGCTATCACCTGCGGCTCTGGACCCTGTTGGTGGCCTGGTAAGACAGCCTACTGAAAAAGAAATCCAGGCTCACCAGGTCAACAAGTATGTCGCTATCACACGTGCTAATCAGACACGCGGCAACCTACTGTCTACCATGGCTGAGGTCACTCGAGGTAAACACGGCTACCTCCCGACCATAACCATGGAGCCCCCACCTTAAAGTCAGCTCATACTAGTCTGAAAATAACCGGCGTTTAGCCTTGGAGAATGACAACTCCACCAACGGGAAGTTGGTTCAAACCCCGCTGCCCTCTCGCGCAATCCCCAAACTTAAC